TTTCCTTGCGCAGCAAACGCTGTAATCATCGCTATTTGCGTTTGTGAGGCCTTACCATACATAGGCATTAAACGTTCAGCTAAACACCAACGTAGCGCCATTGTATAGCCTTGTGGAAGGTTTATATCGTCATTAAGGGAAGCGTAGTTTCTAAACAATGTTTGTGCAAACATATGGATTTCACCTTGTGCAGGATTAGGCCATACAAATACGTTTCCATTATCAGAATTAGGATTAAAATATAAAGCTTTTGGCCATGGGCCATTTAAAGTTTTTAAACCAATCATGTTGTAGTCATCCAAAGCTAAAATAGCTATTGGGTAATCTAGGCCACCGTTTACAATAGGCTGGCCGTTAGAGTTTGTATTTATACGAACATAAGCGGAATCAATGCCAAGAGGCTTTTGGTAATAAGCTTGAATAGTGGTTGATGCAACAGGGCTTGCATAAGTAACATTAAGTAAATATGTGCCTGCATAGTTTACGTTGCCTCCTGCGCCTGTTATATTATCTAAAATTTTAGTGCCAGCAGTAATGCCTGTGCCACTTAATGTTTGACCTTGTGCAACTGCGCCTGATAATACATTAGTTACAGTTAATACGTTACCTGTAATAGAACCTGTAAATTGAGCGCCAATAAAGTTAGATGATGTGTGGCTAGGGCCAATAGTATATTGAACTTGTCCTGCAACAACAGGCCAAATAATCTCTGTGATATTAAAGACAATCATGTCCTCGTTTGACCATTGGTCAATCATATCATTTAGCATATCAAAAGCGTCTTGTGCTTCCTCTGCGGTTGGAACTTCACCTGACGCTAACGCACCTATGTCTTTCATTGCTCTTGATATAATGTCTATTGGTTTTGCCATGATCTGTCCTAAATATTAGGTTTAAATGTGTTAGCGAGCCATGGAAAGCCAACTTTTTTGTCTTTTTTAAGCTCTAATAATTGTGCGTCTAAACGAGATTTTATACTAGAAACGCCATCTACGGTTGTTTCCTGATTAATCCAATCTAGAATTGTTTTTTCTCTGACCTCTGCGTAAGGAATAACAATCTCTGTGCCTTTAAAATAGTAATTGCCTTCTGTTTCCACGGTATTGTCACCGTCAGTTGCAGTTACATGGTAATAAGCATGAGTGATTAGATCATCCTCTGCGGTTACTTCTACAAGTTTCCAATTATAGTTGTTCATTGATTGCATCCCAAGTTAGCGTTTCCTCGTTCCATGTATAGCGACCACCGTCTGTTGGATAGTCAACAGGTGCTTTCCATTGAGCTGTTTCCTCATCTAGTGTCCATGAAGCGTAAGGTTGTGGCGGTATAAATGCGTCTAAATTAGCGTCATATTTATAACCAATACCTGCGTAATTCTTGCGAATTTTGCCGTTATAAGATGTTTGTTTCCAATTGCCACCAAGTAAGTTTGTGCAGAAAGCAATACCAATTGCTTCGTTCTCTACACCGTCTTTATCGGCTGTGTCTTGGTTAGCAACTACAATCACTTGAGTGACTAGGTTTTCATCGTTTAATTGTGCGAAATGTGCCATATTTTTCCTTTATCTTGCGTTAGCGTTTTTAAATGGGTTTTCTGCGAATGCCATATATATGTAATTAGATGAACCATTATTTTCACCACTATTAACTGCAGCATTTCTTAACTTAAATCCATTTGATAAAAAGTCAACTGCTGTATTATTAGCTACAGAATAAGTTGCATTTTCTACTGCTGTGCTTTCTGCTCTTAAATAGTCACCAGCTACATTATATGTATTTCTTGATGAGTCAACCATTACCCAACTGTGAGCATTAGTATAATCTCTAAAGATTACAAATTTAGGTCTAAAACCTAAATAAACAAATGGTCCGTCAGTAGAGCTATTACCTGTGTAAGAACCAAATTTACTAAACCCTGCTATTTCTGCCCAGCAATAGGCTACAATTGGAATATTTAAATAGTTATTGTTACCTATGTTATTACCTGTATAAACACCAAATACGGTTGAAGTTGGAGCTGACGAACCCCAATAATTTGAAATAGTTGAAGCTGCACTTGTGCTGTTTAATATAAGAAGTTGATTTGTTCCTAAAACAGAATGATACACAACCCAATCTTGTGCATTTGTTCTAGTTTTTGCAATAATAAGTTTAGGTGCAACGCCTAATCCATGACCTACAGTTCCAGCAGATGTTCCTGCTCCTGTATAAGTTACAATACTAAACCCAGCAGTTGCATTTACAGATACAGTAGATGTAATAGAGCCTGAAGTGTTAGATGATGTTGAGCCTTGTCCAGCTTGCCAATTCCATGCTACATAAGTATATCCTGATGCATTAAAATTGCTATCTGCTGAATATGCAACAGAAAAACCATTTGTATTAAAAGAAGTTAATCCGCCACTATAAGTAGATTCTGCATTTGCAGAATTTGGAAATACTAATTTTGTAACGCCTCTAACTACATCATATATTGTATTATTTCCAACAACATTTCTAGTCTTAAACCATACCATATCAGGTTGAAATTGACTTTGATTAACAATAGTCTGTGGAGCATTAAGACCGCTATAAAGCGTTGCATCCATATACTTATTACCCTGTAATATAGTAGGGGTAGGTAGGTTAAATGTGTTTAGTGCTACATAGCCTGTAGGAGGTGTGTATGAGAATGGTCTTTGACCAAAGTTTATAAATGATGTAATACCTGTTGCAGTTATACCTTTACCAATAGCTGGGAAAAATGTTCCACTAATACTTGAATAAGCTGTGCCTTGAGAAGTATTATTTTTGTAGAAAGTAAGTGTTCCAGCGTCTAGGTCTAAAGCTACACCAATGACATCACCTGTTGTAAATGTTGCGCCATAAGCTGAACCTGAACCAGCAGTATATTTATTGCCATTGCTTCCAAAATATCCGTAATCACCTGTTTGTTCACCAGGCCATGTTCCCATTTGAACAGCAAATGGTTTTTGAGTAATTCCTAATAATGCACTATTGCCACCAGCACTAAATTCATATTCCCAATACCATTTACCACTAGAAACACCTATTGTTCCTATTGTTCCATATCTAGTTCCGCTAGCAGTATCAAATGTTGCTGATAAGTTAGCTTGAGATAAAGTTACACCTACAGAACCAACTAATGGACTCCATACAGCATAATTAGCCACAGTCGCACTTGTATTAGTAGGAACATCTAACATAGCATCATAGGTTGTGCCTGCTGTTAAGCTAATGTTGTTAGTTGTCCAATTGTTACCGTTAGGTGAACTATCGTAGCCTAATGTTGTAGTAGATGTTGTGTTACTAAATGTTAGGTAGAAACCGTTAGTTCCGTATGTGCCTTTATATTGAATTGGTTTCCATACACCATTAGCGTCATTATTGCCAAAGTAATATGGTTCTAGTGCTTGACCGTCAATGAAGTTAATGTCAGTCATGTAACCGTCATAGTAATAGCTTGTTCCGTCATAATAGCGACCAATAGAACCGCTATTTCCAGATGCAACCATTCTTAAAATTGTGTTTTGAGTTGGATAAGTTGATGTGCTAAACGCAGTTACTTGGTTACCATTAATATATAATTTAATTCTATTAGCTGCTACAGCTTGAGTTGTATCTACTGAAACTACTATATGATACCAAGCAGAAGGGTCACGAAAAACTTGCGTTGTTACTAAATTACAGTTTAAAGAAGTTGGATAATCAAGAATGACTAAAGCGTCTGCACTAAAATAAATTCCACCTTGATTATTTGTTGCACTAAAAGCATGTTGTATTCCATATAGTCCAGAACCAAGCGCTCCACGTTTAACCCAACCACTCCATGTCCAAACTTTTCCATCAGTTGGAGTTCCTAAAGTTCTATTTAAATAAGCACTAGCACTACTTCTAAACCTTAAAGAATTGTTTAGGTTATTAGTAAGTGGTGTTAAAGCACCTGTAGCTGTAAATGTGTGGATAGTATTACCACCTGATGATGTGACTAGACCACCGTTAAATACTTGTGAGCCAGCGTATGAGATGATAACGATACCTGAATTTCCGTCAGAACCTCTATTATCACGACCACCTCCACCACCTGAACCTGTAAAAGGAGTTCCTGATGTATTATTATTTGATGATGCAGATGAGCCATTTCCACCCACTCCACTACCACCTGAAGCTCCTGTAGTTGAACCACCTCCGCCTCCGCCACCTGCGTAAAATAAAGATGTTCCTGTAATTGATGATGAAACACCTAAACCGCCAGCACCTCCTGTGCCACCTGATGCGTTTCCACCAACTCCTCCAGCACCACCTCCGCCTCCGCCTGAAGCTCCTCCTGAACCTGTTCCATTACCACCATTATTACCTTGACCTGAAGTGCCAGCACCTCCTGCTCCACTTGAGCCAGGAACACC